CCTTACGTTGTTCAGCTAGAGCCTGAGACTTTTTAGTGTAGTCCGTACCTTGTTGATAACCTTTGATAAGTTCGTCTAGTTCTACTTCGACTTCCTCACCAGATGCCTTGACTTTATATCTTGGCTTTGGTTGTTCTTCTTCTTCAGAATATTCAACTTCATCAGACGCTTGTAGTTCTTCTGGCTGTTCTTCGGTTTGGCCTTGTTCGGCTTCCTCAGAGTCACCCATTAGCCCCATTAACGCTGAAGCGGCTTGGTTTACATCTAGGCTTTCACTCCCTTGAGGGTTGGTGTTTTCCATTTGTCATCTCAATAATCGCCAGAAACCTTCTGGACGGAGGCTAGGGTAAACCCTAAAGAATCTTCCACTTCTTCTCTTTAATCACAGTTTCCGAGGCTAAACCTTCTAGGTGTCCTGTAATCAGTTCTAAAGTCTTTATGTGCCGATAAGCGTCTTCACGCCTATCACATTCTTCTGCACTTGTGTTAATTATCACACTAATCTGTTCTTTTTTCAAGTTATCTATAACTTCTTTGAAAAAGTCATCATTTAGTAAGTTTTTAGCCCATTGAGCCAAAAGGTGCTTATCTGTCATATGAGTGCGATTCCTCGTGTTTCTTCATCTTTAGGCTTTGCTACCCCACCAACAGGAGTAAACAAGTTGAAGTAACTGTTACCTCTAGCAGTACCCAAGTCAGTTATTGGGTTATAGGTAGAAGTGCCACCAGACATGGAGTTTATTGTGGCAATAGCTTCTTGGTCACCAAGTTCAGCAAGCACCCTTAAAGTATTTGCATCCATAGTGTCGTAGGCTATGCCAGCCCTTTTTCTGCTTGCATCTATAGTTTTTGCAAGGTTAGCTGCGCCCAATAGACCATACTCAGACAGAGAGCCTTCTGGTGCGTTTAACAAGCCATTAACAATGTCGCCTAGTGTGTAACCAGTTAAGTTACCTGCGATGCTGTTAACAAGACTTAGGGTTGGGTTTGTAAGCCCAAGCAAAGCGTTAACTGTCAAAGGCGTATTATCTGAGGCTAAACCTAACCCTGCTGCTAACACGTTCCCTGCTGGCCCTGCTGCCAACATTGCTATCTTTGACCCCAAGTTAATTACATCTTGGTCTGTCTTAATATCAGCAGCAGAACCAATTAGGTTTAGTGCAATAGCTGTTTTAACTAGGTCTGAGTTACCCGCTAAAGCAGCTATCGGTGCTATTGTCCCTGCAACATTGGCTACATCTGTTCCTGTGACATTAGTTCCAAACAATCCTGTGTTTACACCAGACGTACCACCTGTAGTTCCACTCAAAGTATTAGTAAAGTCATTGTTATAGACAAGCGTATTGTCAATTGCTGTGTTACCAGTAATCTTGCCTGTATCTACATTGGAAATCTTAATGTCGCCAGAATCTACGCTTGCTGCTGCATCTGGATTCTTAATTGAAACTGGTGTCATGGGTGTAGGCAAAACCCTTGGCTGTGCCTGTAGCAACGAGCCATAAGCAATTCCACGCTGTTCTGGCAACTGCTCACCCAATGTATCTAGCAATGAACGTGTAGGCGCAAACTGCGTCTGTGGTGTGTACTGGCTTTGGATACCAGAAATAATATCTTGATAACTAGCACTTTGTGGATTAGCACCACCAACAAGACTACGCAGTTCTTGATAGTTCATTCTGTTCTCACTTAGAAATCATGCTCAAGACATTGTTTAAATTAGGCGCAGCAGTTGTTCCAGATTTATTCAATGAAGCAGCAATCTCTGGTCTGCTCATGATGTATTGCATATCAGCATTAGACAAACCATAAGTAGATTGAATGTTACCTATTGGCATCCCTTGAATCATGTTTGCCACATCACCATAGTTGCCTGACTTTTCAGCAGCTTGATAAGCAGAGATAAGGTTAGGGTCTTGTGGTCTTGAAATCATATTCACGATGCTTTGCGTAGTAGGACGATTGGCAACCATCTCACCAGCTAAACGCTTGGATTCTGCAAAGGATGGGAACAACTCACGGAATTGACCAACTGGTGCTGTTTGTTGAACAGGTACGCCAGTTATAGCAGTTGTATCAGTACCACCTTGTTTAATAGGCATACCAGCCCAATTAGCTGGCAACGTACCCGCTATTCCCTTACGAGAAGCAATATAGTTAATATCGTTTTGGTTAAGGTTATAAGTAGCCTTTAACTGGTCAGCAGTTATGCCTTTAAGTAAATTAGCAACAGTCGTGTAATCACCAGTTTTCTCAGCATTGATATATGCTGTTGACAATGGGTCTGTAACTGTAGGACGAGAGTAGATATAGCTAATGTCTTTGTTTGTCAGACCATACTTAGACAACAATGTAGGCGCAGGAATGTTTTTAATTAAAGCAGCAATCTGACCATAATCACCAGTTTGCTCTGCAAGACCATACGCTTGTGCAATAGGGTCATTTGAAGCAATAGCGTTATTTATAATTGATGTTTGGGCTGGTGTGTAATCAGGAACATAAGTCCTGTCGTTACCTGCTGGCAAAGTTGCAAATGTAGCTTGCACTTGGGCTGGTGTAATGCCAAACTTGGCTGCTGCTGTAACAATATCGCCATAGGCAGCGTTAGGGTCATCCTTTAGAAGAAGAACTAAAGCGTCAGTAAGTTGTGCTTGTGTAGCCATGATTAACCTCTAATCTCTACGTTGGATGTAATGCCAGCACCAATCTTCATTGCTTTCAATTGGGCTTCTGCTTCAAACTCTTGTTGCTTCATAGCAAAGTAAGCCTGTTGTTTCTCACGCTCTAATTGCAACTTAGCAGCCTCTTTCTCACGCATCATCTGCATTTCAAGAACAGCCTTTTGTTGTGCCATCTCCATATCAATCTGTTGTTGCTGTTGCTTCAACTGAATGTCAGCCTGTGCTTTGGCTTGGTTAGCTTGTATCTCAGCCTGAGTCCTAGCCATAATTGCTTGAACTTCTGGAGGCATCTGCTGCTCTTGTGGAGGAGGATTAGAAAGCATCTGGTCTTGCTCTGGCGTAATCGCTTTGTAGAACTCAGCACTATCTTTAAAGCCAGCAATCTCTACCATGCGTCCCAATGTGCCACGATACTGAGCAGGTGAAACGTAAGGATTAGCAGGGCCGTACTGAGCAATCAACTGCTCTTGTTTAGCAAGAACCATCGACAGCATAGCCATCTGCTCTTGTCGGTTACCAGCACCTAAACCTACATTGATAGAAACATCGTATTGGTTAGCCCATGTTCTAGGGTCAAACTCTACGAACTCACCACGCATACGCACCATACGAGCCTTGTCCTGATACTTACAGAGCAAGTGCAAGATGCCTTGGAACAAAGACTTAACACCTGTCTCAGCAAAGATTCGAGCCATCAGTTCAATCTTACCTGCGCCAGCTTGTTGCATAGAGGCAACCGCAGCAGCAGTCACGTTCTGCAAGATAGCAGGGTCTAAACCTTGTGAAGCATCAGACACACCAGTACGCTTAGACTGTACTGTGTCCAGATACTGAAGCATTGGGAAAGCCTGATTAGCCACGTTCTGAACAACTAACTGTTGAACAGCACCTTGTGACTTAGCACGAATAACACCGCCAGCAGTAGAAGTCAGCAAATCATCTAGGTTTACTTGACCCTCCACCGCAACAACTCGAGCATTGTTTGTCAGATATAAGTTATCCAACATCTGACGAGTGATAGTAGTCTTGATTAACTGTAGGTCAACTGTTCTGTCAGCTAGTGAGTTACCAAAAAATTTATGTGGGATTGGAATAGGACAGATTGAGTGGAAAGGAACATAGTCCACTTCCTCAACCATTTCCTTACCATCCTCATCTTGCAGAATCTCGTTTGAAGCGTAAAAGACTTGAGTCAGAGCAGCAATGCCCTTTCCGTTCATATCAGTTTTGACATAACACTCAAAGACCTCAATCTCTTGCATTGATGGGTCATCAGTCTGCGTTTGGTAAGGTTGCTCACCTGCTGCGTAACGAGCCACGCGTTCTGGTGTGTATGCCAAAGCATCACCCATCTGCAAACTCTCTACCTGTTTCTTATTGAAACCCATAGCAACCAAGTCACTACGAGTCAACATCTGTCTGTGGGCTACGAAAGGTGAGTCAGCAATAGTTCTAGCCTTCTTGCTAATCAAGAACTCCTCTGGGGGTACGTTCTCAATCGTTACTTTGCCTGACTTTTTCTTTTGTTGCACCACAACATTGTGTGTAGCACTCATCACAGGCATACCCATTGGGTCTATAACTGGCTGACCCATTGGGTCAATAATTGGAAATTCTGTCGTATCTTGCTCGACAATCTCCATTGTCTCATCACTCATCAACATTGCTAACTCGTCATCAGACAAGTCAAAGTAACGCTCTTTTGTAATGTCTTCTTTGTTTTCCCAATATGCTTTAACGATGCCATTCTTCTGCATCAAGGCATCTTTGAACCAATCATGCAGAATAGCTACACCAGCGTTATCACGGCTAAAAACCCAGTTGCAATACTGTGTCGCTTGTTTTGCGGATGCTTCGTCTTTCGGGCCTTGAGGCTCAAAAACTACAATATCATCTGAGCCTGTAAAGATGCGGATTAAGCTAGGTAGCGCACCATCTATCGCTTCTGCCACTTCTCCAGTAACGATTTGAGACTTACCCTCAACTTCATTACCATATGGCTGTCGTAGATAAGCCTCCAGAGCCTGTTTGCGTTGTTCAACAGTTTCGCTTTCAATAAATCCAATTGCATCGTCAATCTCTGCTTGGATTATCGACATTAACTCGTTCTGTGCCATGCTTGTCCTTTGGAGGGCGTCCCATTCTGGGTTTATCCAAT